TGATTCAGCCGCGCGGGTCTCGCACAAAAAGCGTTTTGTTTACCACTATTAACTTTCTCAGAAAACTAGGATACACTGTACGAATGGTAAAGAAACTGATAAGCCGGGCCGAGTTTGCTCGCCAAGCGGGAGTTACAGGCGCGGCCGTAACGAAGGCTTGCAATAATGCTTTGAAGCCTGCTTGTGACGGCAAGCGCATTGACGCGGCGCACACACTTGCGGTTGATTACTTGGCTATGAAGGCGCGCGCTCAGACAGAACCACCCGCTACCGGCATCGACCCACTCTATGAACCAGTGGTCAGATATTGCCAAGAACAAAACAAATGGACTAAGTCCGCCGTGCAAGCCGAGTTTAGGATCCCTTTTAACCGAGCGCGCAATATAATCGAGACTATGAAAATAAATGGGCTGATAAATAAAGATCCTACTAATGTGGTCACGGCCTCGGCTATAAAACAACCGCACATTCGAGGCCCCGCAGCTGCAAAAGAAACTAAAAAGAGATTAGCATACGAAGATGATCCGATACTTGAGATCCCCGAAGACATACAGGCCTTTGCGCATATGACACTGCGCGATTTAATTGATAAGTTCGGCACCGATACGCGCTTTGTGGATTGGCTTAGCGCCACGCAAAAAATAGAAGCCATTAACGAGAAGAGACTGAAAAACGCAACCACCGAGGGCGAGCTTGTTAGTCGTAAGTTAATCCGTACAGGCATAATAGAACCTATAGACGCCTGCCATATAAAATTATTAACTGACGGCGCCAAGACGATAGCGCGCAGAGCCACCGCAATGCACTCAGCCAACAGGCCTATTGAGGATATAGAAAAATTTGTTGCGGACCAGATGAGCAGTTTTATCAGACCCGTAAAAGCGAAAGTCGCTAGGGCGATGCGCAATGCGTAGTATCGATAACATAGGCGCTGATTGGGTAATTTCAGAAGTCGAGGGGTTGACCGACGAGGTCATACACATATCGCCCAGCCAGTACAACGAAGAAAATAGATACCTACCCGAATCGGTCACATCAATACCGGGTTTCATCCGCTACGACGTGAACCCGTTCATGCGCGAGATAGTTGACTGCTTTGATGTGGATAGCCCAGTTCGAGAAGTCAATCTCAAAAAAGGCGTGCAAATAACATACTCTACTGTTCTGGAATCCGGCGCGCTGTATTTTATGGGCCACGTTAAAACGTTGCCTATCATGTATCTGACAGCGGACAAAGAACTGGCTAGCGCGCGAATAGAAAACAATTTTTTACCTATGCTCGCACACTCAGACCTAGGGCACATAATACGTTCAAGCGACGAGGGAAACAGCCGAAAAACAGGTAAGACAGCCAACCATTTGCAATTTGAGGGTGGTGGGTATCTGGTCCCGTTTGGCGCAAAGAACGCTGACAAGATGCGATCATATTCTATCTGTGTAATGCTCAAAGATGAAATTGACGCCTGGCCGGATACGGTAGGCAAAGACGGCGACCCAGATAAACTAAGCGACGGTCGTTGCAAAGGATATTGGGAGCGGCGCAAGATATTTAGAGGCTCTACTCCGCTCATTAAGGGTAGTTCTAAAATAGAAAAAGCGTATCTTCGCGGCGACCAAAGAAAATATAACGTGAATTGTTTAAGTTGTGGTTTTGCTCAAGTGTTGAGGTGGAGTAGCCTTGACAAAGAGACAGGCATCATCGGCGGATTTACGTGGGAGCTAGACGACGGTATTTTACTACTAGACTCAGTGCGATACCTTTGTCAGAAATGCGGACACCCACATCACGAGCATGACAAAGAAAGATTATTTTCAGAAGACCACGGCGCGAAATGGATTCCGACCGCGCGACCGGTTGAGCTTGGTATCCGCTCTTACCATTTGCCCGCGCTATATTCTCCTATTGGCATGGCGCCTTGGTACAGCTTAGTTGCGGATTATTTAGACTGCTATGATGTTGTCAACAAGAAAGTAAAAGACGTTGGACTATATCAAGTTTTTTACAACAACGTTCTGGCCGAGCCGTTCGAGATAATGGGCTCTAAAATTAGATTTGCTAGTGTGTCCGCGCACCGCAGGCCGGTATATAGACTGGGTCAAATCCCGAACAACTACGCAGAGATGCATTCGGGTTCTAAAATTTTATTTCTAACTTGTTTAGTTGATGTTCACAAACAGAATTTAGCTGTATCTGTAATGGGCTGGTGTCGGGACACTAAGCCCTATGTTCTAGATTACTGGCGTTTTGAGACAGAGGGCAGTGATGACGACTGCGGCGAACTAACTAGCCCCGTCTGGGGCCGATTGCGAGAACTAATCGAAGAAAAAGAATATATCGCCGACGACGGAGTCAAGTATCGAATTGCAATAACGTTAATAGACTCTGGGTATTCTAATGATACAGTGACAACTTTTTGTTCGGATTATGCCTCTGGTGTTTACCCTATTCTTGGCCGCAATCGCACCGCTAAGAATCAAACGATAAAAGAATTTGCTGAGTTTACAACCCAGGCAGGTACGGTAGGTTACAGAATTTTAGTTGATCACTACAAGGACCGAATAGCCCCTGTACTACGGAGGGAATGGGAAGAGGGCGCGGGTGAACAAAAGAAATACCATTTTAACGCGCCGGTGGACATTACAGACAAGCAGCTAAAAGAATTAACCGTTGAAACTAGGCGCGAGCAAAAAGACGAAAAAGGAATAGTAACCTACTTTTGGCATAGGCCCGGAAACGCTCATAACGAGCTTTGGGATCTATTAGTCTATGGCCACGCTGCAGTTGAGATAATGGCGTGGGCTATTTGTATACAGCATTTTAAGCTAGAAACAATTGATTGGCCAACGTTCTGGGATTACATTGAAAATGAAAAACTTTACTACAGTACATAAATACGTATACTGTAATTCTACAGATTTAATTTTATTCAATCAAATCACGGGGCCGGTCATGTAATGGAACGTACTTTTTTACAGGGCAGAATAGACGCAACCAAGTTAATGATAGTTGCTTACGAAGACGCTTTGTTAGCGCTGGGTAATGGCGTGCAATCCTATACGCTCGACACAGGCCAGAGCCGTCAGACGGTCACTAAACTAGATTTAAGCGCGCTTAATAAGACATTAGATTCTTTGTATAATCGATGCGCTACTTTAGAAGCCAGGTTGAGTGGTGGCGCGGTAATAGTGAGGCCGGGATGGTAAGTAAAAAACCACATTATAAGCTAGCAAGCGACGGCACTTTTGAACACGTTTCGGGGCCGACGCCTTTGTCCGTCGACAACTTGAACCCGTCAGCCTATGCGGGACAAAATTCGCCTTCTCCTTACGAAGATTCTATTTTCGACGGGGGTAAATTTTCTGGCGGTTTTGGCATAACGCAGATACACCAGGTAGACTATTGGACCCTGCGCGCGCGCTCGGCTCAGTTGTTCACAGAGAATCTATATGCTCGCGGCATTGTACGACGGCTAGTTACTAACGAAATAAACACGGGTTTAAGTCCCGAGTCCTGCCCGGATGAAAGTATCATCGGTGTCGCAGAGGAGAGTCTTAACGAATGGTCGGAGACCACAGAAAACCGTTTTGGTATCTGGGGAAAAGGGCCAACACTATGTGATTTTAAAAAGAAGTCAACCTTCGGCGCTATTCAGCGCACCGCTCGACTAGAAGCATTAGTCAGTGGTGACGTGCTTGTCGTTATTCGCCAATCACCACAAACAAAATTACCCATGATCCAATTGATAAGCGGCAGCAAAGTACGAACGCCGCTGGGCGATTATGGATCGCTTCGCAATGGTCACAAGATACGCCACGGCGTTGAGCTTGACGGCTTAGGTCGCGTAGTAGCGCACTGGATAAATCAAGATGACGGTTCAACTAAAAGAATTGCGGCGGAGTCCGAACGCTCGGGGCGTAAAATATCATGGCTAATATACGGCACTGATAAACGACTCGACGAACTACGCGGGCAACCGTTGCTAGCTATCGTCATGCAGTCACTAAAAGAAATCGACAGATACCGGGATTCTACCCAGCGCAAAGCGTTGAACAATTCGATGCTTGCTATGTTTATTAGAAAAACAGAGGACAAGATGGGAACGCTACCTGTCACCGGAGGCGCAGTGCGCAGAGGGACCGCTCAAGTAACCGAATCGGACGGGACTAAACGCCGATTTAATGTTGCGGACCAGATACCCGGCGTTGTGATGGAAGAACTACAGACCGGCGAGGAACCTGTTTTGCTCGGTGGCCAAGGCACAGACTTAAACTTCGGCCAATTTGAAGAGGCGATAATACAATCAATAGCGTGGGCTTTAGAAATACCGCCTGAGGTGCTGCGGCTATCGTTTTCAAATAATTACAGCGCGAGCCAAGCAGCAATCAATGAATTTAAAATAGCAATCAATAGAACGTGGGGCGACTTCGGAGAAACATTCTGCAGCCCCATTTACATAGATTGGCTAATTAGCGAAACCCTGTTACAAAAAATTAACGCGCCGGGATTTTTGCAAGCGTTTAGAACACCAAGCGAATACGACATATTCGGCGCGTGGACTTTGACAGAATGGTATGGGTCCATAAAACCATCAACAGATATGCTCAAGCAAGCAAAAGGATCTAAAATACTTGTGGAGGAAGGCTGGTCGACAAACGCGCGCGAGGCTCGAATAACTACGGGTACTAAATTTAGCAAAAACATAAAACGCTTAAAGCGCGAGAACGAACTGAAAGTTCAAGCAGCTAGACCGATGGCAGAATTCAGACAGGAGTTCGGCGAAGAAGAAGCCGAATCCGCTTTATCTGCAGCGGACAGCATGGGAGAAATCGAGGCAATGCTTGAAGATAAACAGGCTCGCAATGATAGCTAAGCAAGCAAAGATTTTGACGAGTGCTAAAATAAAAGCTAATATGCAAAGAACAAGAGGATCATTTTTATGTGGTTATTAGAAGCTGGCGTCCGCCAAGCCATGCAAGTGGCCGAAAAATCGGGCTTTAAATTTACAGCAAAACAGCAAGCGCAATTCGATGCTCGGTTTAGCACTGAGAACGTTTCAAGCGGTAACAATAGGCTATTAACTGTTGCGGGTGATAACGCGCAAATATCAGTCAAAGGCGTAATGACTCAAGAGCCCAGCTTTATGGCCATGATATTCGGCGGCGGTAACACAACTTACCCGGAGATCATAGCAGCCATTGATACAGCGGAGCGTGACGACTCGGTCACCAATATTGTATACGAGATTGATAGTCCTGGCGGTGGGTTCGATGGCCTGTTTAATATGCTGGCCGCTATGCAGTCCGCTAGAAAACCAAGTAAAGCAATAATTTCTAACGTGGGGGCTTCTGCCGCTTTTGCTATGGCTACGCAAGCTGACGAAGTTGTCGCGTCTAATATTGCGGCTCGAATTGGTAGCGTTGGCGTCGTGGCGACATTTTACGACGATGAAAACGAAATCAGTATTACCAGCACGGACGCCCCCAAAAAGCGCCCTAATGTGCGCACAGATGAAGGGATAGCCATGGTTCGCGAAGAACTTGACGCTATGCACGAAATTTTTGTTGATGCCATCGCTCAAGGCCGGGGCACAACAGCCGAGAAAGTTAACACAGATTTTGGCAGAGGCGGAACCGTCTTAGCTAACGAAGCAGTGAAACGCGGTATGATTGACGCCGTGGCGACCAGTTCGCCAAAGGCAGTTAAAACTATCAAAACCACAACCACAACCACCGCCAACAGCGGGAATCAACCGGAGGCCACTAAAATGGACCTTAAAGATCTAAAATCCCAGCACCCCGAAACATTCGCGGCGGCGGTGCAGCAGGGCGCAACAGAAGAACGCGACCGGGTCACAGCGCATTTAGTCATGGGCGAGAGCTCAGGTGATATTAAAACCGCTAGTGAGTCAATTAAAAACGGCGCGAGTATGACAGCAACTTTGTCCGCAACGTATATGACTTTCGGCATGAATCGCTCAGACGTGAATAAAAGAGATAGGGACAATCTCGAAGCTAACGCGGGTGATGCAGCAAACACCGAGAGTAACGATGATAAGGGCGGCGACGTGGCTAGCTTCATCGAAGCCCGTCTCGGTTTAGGAGTATAACATCATGGCTAATATTACTATTACCGATGTTGACCTAGGCAGTGTGATCTTAGAAGATGCGCAGTTTAGTAACGAGCCGCTTACTTTTGCAGGTGTTGCCACTGTATTAGAGGGCACTATTTTAGCGCGCAGTTCCTCTACCTCAAAACTAGTTCCGTTTGTTAAGGGTGGAACAACCAACGGCAACGGCATACCTAAAGCGGTGCTAACCTACCCGGTTACGTCCACAGGTGCGGGCGATGTGCCGGTACGTGTGATGGTGTCGGGTTCGGTCCGTTCAGGCCGGTTAATTATTAACGCCGACGGCGACAACTCTAACGTAGACGCTGCAGTACTAGATCAGCTACGCGACTATTCTTTAATCTCAATCGATGTTCAAGAGCTAAATACTCTTGATAATCGCTAAATAGGAGCGCATAAAATGAGCGGTTCAACTACTAAACGTATGCTAGCGGCGTACATGTCAATGGCACAACCAATGCTGTTTTTGTCGGGATTCTTTCAGAGCCCGCCTGAAAACTTTCATACTACCGAAGAGGTGGAGATTGATATTGTCCGTTGCGACGAAGATATCTCAATCGTTATTCAAGACTTGAGCACGGGTTATCGAATGAATGCGGAAGACCTCTATACTAATAAAGGTTTTAAACCGCCAATTCACAAAGAAGCAATTCCGCTCAACTCGTTTGATTTAATTAAACGTATGCCGGGGCAAAATCCGTTTGAGGCGCCGGACTTTAGAGCTAACGTAATTTTACGTTTGTTCAACGGCATTACTAAGATTGAACGAAAAATTAGGCGCTCGGTAGAGCTACAAGCGTCGCAAGTTTTGCAGACTGGCGAACTAACGCTAACAGACTCCGCCGGGGTTGCGCTTTATACACTAGATTATAAGCCTAAAGCCTCGCATTTTCCAACAGCTGGAACCTCGTGGGCTACTGCTACAGGCGCGGAAATGATTGGCGATATTGAGGAGTTAGCCGAAGCAATTCGTAATGATGGATTACTTGACCCCGATCAGATAATCATGGGCGCGGTTGCGTTTGAGAAGTTCATTTCTAATGCGGACGTGCAGAAGCGATATGATATTAGACGTATTGATTTAGGTACTATCGCACCCATGCAAATCCGCGGCGGCGGCGGTAACTATCGCGGAATGATTGAAATCGGAAATTATAGCTTTGATTTGTGGACTTATGGCGGGCGCTACACTAATCCGTCGGACGGTGTCAAGACTCAATTTATTGATCCAGGCAATGTTGTTGTGCGTGCTTCTCAAGGACGAATGGACGCAACGTTTGGCGCGATCCCGAACATTGGAACGCTAGTCGGCGGTCAATCGACTAACTTATTACCAGAGCTGCCGGGTCGTTTAAGTAACTCAGCTGGCGGAATGGATTTGTTCACTAACGCATGGCTGACAAATGACGGCGAGCAATTGTATGGTGGCGTAGGTGCAAGACCACTTATGATCCCAACTGCAATTGATACCTACGGCTGTTTAATTACTCAGCTTTAAAATAAACTAATTACTCGGGGTTCGCCCCGAGCCTTTTTATAAATAGGGAATAAATATCATGGCCAGTAATAAAGAATTAAACTTTGCTATCGCGGCAATTTGCGCGGAGCTAAAAATGGAAACGCCGGAAACAAAAGACTTAAACAACAGCCAATTGTCTAGCCTTCTAAAAGATTTTAAAGCGCAGCAACCCGAAAAGCCAGACGACGAGACCGCAGAAGAAACAGGCTTTAAAGTTATGCCTCGAAAAGCAATAACAACTAAGCGCGGGATTATAGCTGCAGGCGAAAAGATTGAAGCGAAAGATCTATCCGGTGGCGAAGTAGCGTTTAAAGCGTTCATAAAATCTAAGCACATTGGCAGAGCCTAAAAATGGGACTTCGCGAATTAGCCGAAGCGGACCTCGGACTTATCCTAGAAGATAAGGACCGAGGCTTTGGTTACGACATTATTTTGACCGACCCAGCGGGAACAGTCAGAGCACTTACGGGTTTTTCAGACGATATAGCGCAGATTATCGACCCTGATACTGGAATAGCCGTAAGTGGACGCCTCGCGTCAGTAGCACTAAGAACCAGTTCAATTATTGCCGCAGGGCTAACATTGCCGCGCGGGATAGCAGACGCAGGGATAAAACCTTGGCTTGTACAATTTAACGACATTAACGGCAACCCGTTCACGTTCAAGGTTTCACAATCGAACCCCGACAGAGCGCTGGGGTTAGTTACATTAATGTTAGAGTTATACGTGGTATGACCATATCAACGCTAATAGACAAACAAGATACTTTTGAGATAGTTCGCGACCGGATAGCGGCGATACTTACGACCGAGATAGCTAGCCAGATGCAGCTCGCAACAGATGCGGGAAAAGATCCGAATGATTGGAAACTGCGCATATTTACAGAGCGTTCGAATCCGTGGGAAGAGTTCCTCAACGAGCCCGTTGACATAAGCCCGCTCGTTAATGTGTGGTTTGATAATTCAGGATTTGACCCAAGTAAAAGCAACGTAGTAGAACGCCAAGCGTCCGAAACAGTTTACAACATAGATTGCTACGGTTACGGAAGGAGTCGCGACGATGGCGCAACGGGACACATACCTGGCGACAGGGAAGCTTCTTTTGAAGTTCAAAGAGCGCTTAGGCTAGTACGCAATATATTAATGTCAGCGGAATACACTTATTTAGCATTACGCGGAACAGTGTGGCATCGTATGCCCCAATCAATAACCGCGTTTCAACCTCAACTTGACGCAAGACAAATGCAACAAATAGTAGGCGCTCGACTTGCGTTTCGTGTAATATTTAATGAGTTCTCGCCACAAGTTGAACCTGTGGACTTGGAACTTTTATCGGTAGACGTAATTAGAACAGAGGACGGCGAGATCGTTCTGGAAGCTGACTACGATTATACAGCGCCATAAATTAGGAGATCATCCAATGGCAATATCAAGCGCGGTCGACGCGTCAGCAGTGGCGCGAGTAGTCGGCATAAAAACAATATTTAAAGACCTACGGGCGGGTGGTGTTTTATTTCTGCCCCAGCGTGTCGCGGTCGTGGGCCAAGGCTCTACAGCGTTGACATATGCGACCACAAAACAACAAGTAACTAGCGCAACGCAGGCAGCAACGCTTTACGGCTTTGGATCCCCGATCCACCTAGCAGTATTGCAGCTTTTGCCGACGAATGGCGATGGTGTCGGGACTATCCCGGTCACAGTTTATCCGCTTGACGATGCCGGCAGCGGTGTTGCAGCGGCGGGTGACATTACGCCGAGCGGCACAGTTACTACCTCAGGCGCGTACGTAGTTAAAATTAATAATATTAGTTCGCAGCAATTTGTTATTGCAGCCGGCGCAAGCGTGGCCGCGATATGTGCATCTATAACCGCAGCGGTTAATGCTACGTTACAAATACCGGTGATTGCAGTTGATGATACAACTAAAGTCGACATTACAGCTAAATGGAAGGGTACAAGCTCTAACGACCTAATAATTGAAGTTATCGGGCCGACGGACGCGGGTGTTTCTTTTGCGTTTACTCAGCCTGAGGGAGGCCTTGTAAATCCGGATGTTGACGTTGCTTTAAATCAGGTCGGCAACGTTTGGGAAACCATGGTACTTAATTGCATGGACATTGCGGATACAACTTCTTTGGGCAAGTACACTGTATTTGGCGAAGGCCGATGGGGCGCGCTAGTGCGCAAACCGCTAGTTGTTTTCACAGGTAATACGGCAGCTGCGGTCTCAGGCGCAACAGAAGTTTCAAACGTGCGCAAAACCGACCGAGTTAACGCTCAGTTAGTGGCGCCGGGTTCTAAAGACTTGCCACTAATGACAGCGGCCAGACAGTTAGCTCGGATTGTTAAAGTAGCTAATAATAACCCGCCACAAGATTATGGCAGCCAAGACGCAACCGGCTTAACGCCCGGAACCGACGGCGAGCAGTGGACTTATTTGCAGCGAGACGAGGCTATTAAAAAAGGCAGTTCATCGATTATTGTTAAAGATAGCGTTGTTAATATTGCGGATGTTGTTACTTTCTTTAATCCTAGCGGGGACCCCGCGCCAGCATATCGCTATGTTGTGGATATCGTTAAGCTGCAAAACATAATCTTTAATTTAGATTTGATTTTTGCAACGCCTGAATGGGACGGGGCGCCATTAATACCCAATGACCAGCCGACTGTTAACAGGCTGGCCAAGAAGCCCAAGTCAGCAGTTGCGGCGGTAGCGTCATTGCTTGATAGTCTGGGGTTAAACGCTATTATAAGCGACCCGACAACAGCCAAGGCGAACACGATAGCGCAGATAAACGCGCAAAATCCAAAGCGCCTCGACTTATCAATCACGGTTCAATTAAGCGGAAATGCAAATATAATTTCTGTGGATTTAAATTTTGGATTTTTCTTTGGTACGGCCACAGTCGTAGCGTAACAGGAGTCATATAACATGGCAGCAACAGGTGGAAGCATTGAAAGCGTTACACTAGCGGGCCGCAATTTTGCGGTCGCAGCGGACGCGGAAGCCCAGCGCAAGCTAGGCGGATTTGAGAACGAAGTCCAAGCGAACGGGGACGGCACGGCGCGATTAATAAAAACGCGAGTACCGTTGTCGATCGATGGATTAATGTTAGAGATTGACGACGACCGAGGAGACCAAGAGTTTTTGCAAGAGCTAAGTGATAGCCCGGATTTTTTTCCGATTGTTATCTCTTACGCCTCGGGTAAAGATTATCAGGGAACAGCTCAAATAGTTGGCGAGACTCAGGCAAGTAGCCAGAACGCAACAGCGGCCGTTAATCTGATGGGGCCAGGCGTTTTAACTCAGCAATAAATTAAGTTATAGGGCAATATGTTGCGCGGGCGCCCTATCCCCCTCGCCTGCTTTGCGGCAGGGCGTGACACTCAATTAATTAAGCAAATAGGGCTAAATTATGAATGATGTAGTAGCGAAAGAAGTAGCAGAAGCGGAGTTCCTTAGATTTGTGGATGCAATGGATCTTGATGTTGAGCCGGCGGATATGGACGAGGACGACCTAAAGGGTTTTAATCAGCAGAAAAATAGGATCATATCCGCAATACAGAGCGGATCATTAGTTGTTAGCGACAAAGGCGAGCCGATTTACACGCCGCAGCGGACAAACGACGCGCAAGCGATCACGTTTTACGAAGCGACAGGGTCAGCATTGATGGCGATGGATCGTAAAAAGAAAACTGAGGACATTGGTAAACTCTATGCTGCCATGGGCGAGATAACAAAAACCCACGCGAATGTATTCAGCAAAATGAAAATGTCAGATTTAAAAATTTGCATGGCGATCACAACGCTTTTTTTGGGATAGTTCGGACAAAACTAGTTAGGCGAGGCGCAGACGAGGCTATCCCAAAGGGCAGCCACACTTTGCAAAATGTATACACAGAAATGTTATTGCAGATAAGCCGCGACTACTCAGGGCTACCGGACCCCCGAACACTACTAGCGCATGAAATAAGATTTTTTTACGAAGGTTTGCGAGAAGAGTTAAAAGCGCACACAAGACCAAAATAAGGAGCATGTATGGCGGGCCGTTTTAGTGTAGAAGCAGTTTTTAAAGCGGTCGACAGGGTCACGGCCCCGGTTTCTCGTATGCAAAACAGAGTCTCTAAATTTACTCGGTCAATTGGGCGGGGTTTTGACAAACTGAATCGCAACGTTGGCCGTTTTGCGTCCGGCGTTAAACGCGGCGCCATTGCAATAACTGCAGCGCTTGCTATCTCGGGCGTTGCTATGGCTAACGTGATCGGCATAGGCGCGGATTTTGAACAAACACTAGTTAACGCTGCCGTTAAATTCCCCGGCGAGATCCGCAAAGGCACGGAAGCATTTAACGTATTGGGCGACGCTGCCAAAGATGTGGGTTCAACAACAGAATTCACAGCTAACCAAGCGGCGAGCGCGCTTAACTTCCTAGCTATGGCGGGATTTAACGCCGAGGGGGCAGTCGCGGCATTACCAGGCGTTGTGGATTTAGCAACAGCCGCCCAAGTTAATCTAGCCACTGCCACAGATATAGCCTCCGACACACTAGGCGCGTTTAGTCTGATGACTAAAGACACCGCAGCCTTAGGCTTAAATCTAGCGCGTGTCAATGACGTTATAGCGAAAACCACTACCAGCGCAAACACAACGGTCGAATCATTATTTGAGACCATAAGAGAGAGCGGACCTGTAGCAACAGCGGCGGGCGCGTCTATTGAAACCTTTGCGGCATTTGCTGGGGAGCTGGCAAACTCAGGTATTAAGGGCAGCAAAGCGGGAACAACCTTAAAAAATACATTTTTATCACTGGCTGCACCAACGGCGGGGGCTTCTAAAATACTGCGTAAGCTGGGCGTTTCAACACAAGACGCTAACGGCGATATGCTCGACATTGTAGACGTATTGGGTCAACTAGATAAATCATTAGCGGGACTTGGCACAGCGGAGCGCGCGGGCGTTTTAGAAGGCATATTTGGCAAGATCCCAATTGCGGGTGTTAACATATTGTTAGCGTCGGGAGCTGATAGACTACGCGAGTATAGAACAGAGCTAGAAGGCGCTAGCGGGGCCGCAGCGAAAATGGCGGCAGTAATGAGAGATACGCTTCGCGGTCGTATAAATTCGCTTACGTCGGCGCTAGAGGGCGTTAAAATAGGATTGTTTGGAGAGACGAGCGGGCCACTTGCGGACGCTATCGACGAAATGACTCAATCAGTAAGAGATTTTGACCCAACAAAATTAAGTGAGTTTATAGCTAAAATAATAAATAATCGCGAAGCCATCTTCACATTTATTAAACGCTTGGCCATAGGCTTGGCGGTTTTCTTTGCGTTCGCTGCGGTACTTAAAACCATTGCGCTAGTGCTAACAGTAGTTAACTTAGTGATGGCGGCTAACCCTATTGTGCTTATTGTGCTAGGGATTATGGCGCTTATTGCGGCAATTGCTTTAGTTATTGTTTATTTTAAAGACTTAGTTAGCGCATTTAAAAACAGCAGCGATGGCATGAGCATGATGGTCGCAGGCATCGCTATATTAATGGGGCCTATTGGCTGGTTAATTGGCTCGGCGGCGCTCATATTTAAGCACTGGGGGCCCATAAAAGCATTCTTCAAGGACCTGTGGGCCGACGTTGTGGATATTTTCAATGTGGCCATAAATAAAGTAATGGGGTTGGTCGACAAAGTTAAAAACGCGGCGGCGTCTATTGTTAGCACAATCCGCAGCATAGGCGGCGGCGTTGGCGAGTTCTTCGGATTTGGACCCGACAAAACAGGCGCACGCAGTGCAGGCACGGGTCCGCAAATAATAAGCCCACAGGCACGCACCGCGCGCACGATAGAAGAGTCGCGGACAAGTAGCTCGGCGGAGGTCACTATTCGCGACGCAACAGGGCGCGCGGAGGTTACAAGCGGAAGTATGGGGCCGGGTCTGTCTTTGCAGCAATCGGGAGCGTTTTAAATTATGAGAATTACCGTTGCATGTCCAGAACAATTACAATCAGACTCAAACCAACTTGCCATGTGTTTAGCCTTAAGCGTAGCCGATGTGGATACATATAAACATCTTTCATGGCAGGATGCAGAAGGTAATCTATATGCTGTAGCGAGTTTCCCGACAACTGACGCATGGATTCACTTCGCTCAGAACACGCTTAATAGACCCGCGTGGGATGTTGACAGCGTCATTGATATGGACGCTGTTTTCAGAGCGCAAAGTAAACTAGTGTTTAGCGATGCCGCAATCGAAGCAGTGCCTAATAAACTAACAGCTTGCTTAGGCGATAACGGCTTAGATGTCCTTTTAAATATGGGCTTGTTTGCGATACCTAGTAGCGAAGAGGGTTTAATTTAATGGCATTTGACCCAGCAACCCTATTCGCTAATGGTGAAGTTGGCGCATGGTACGAGCCAAGGGACATAACAACCCTATTTCAAGATGCAGCGGGGACAATACCTGTAACAGCTGATGGTCAACCTGTGGGTAAAATGCTTGATAAGTCAGGTAATGGGTATCATGCGACTGAATCAGTGGCTAGTAAGCGCCCTACGTTTAGAGATGTGGGCGGGGTTCAATGGTTAGAGTTTGATGGAGTAGACGATAGCCTTAATTTGGGAAGTTTTCTTTTAACATCGGATAGCGTATTATCTACTGCCTTCACGTCAACGGGATATATAGCTTTAGCAGGAGATACTGGAGGCGGTCGTTTTATTGGTCTTGGTAGGGATAGGGGTAGCGAAAATACAACCTCAACTAACAACGTTAGTAGTCCAACAGTACTTTTAGATGGGGTAGCTTTTTCAAATAAAACACAAACAGAACTTTTTAATGCCGCAAGTGGGAATGGTAGCCATGTTTATTCTGTTGGAGGGGATTATACTCAGTGGTCTAACAGTGCGTTTATAGGTAAGAGTAATGATGAAACTATGCACCATGAGGGTGCTATTTACGGAATTATCATCTATGAAGGTGAGACTACACAAAAGACACAGGATGTAAGTAAATACCTAACCGCGTTATCTGTGCCAGCTGTAACACCGCCCACGCCCACGCCCGGCGAAGATTTTACAATTCAGATCGACACGTCTATAAAAGTCCTACTAATTGACGCAAGCACAAAAATAATAGAAACTACACCCAACAACTACACAATAAAGGTATAGCCGATGTTAATTTCACTAACCGCCGCGATAGACTCGGGCAATGAAACCGTATTTAATGTGATCGATAGCGACGGCGCCATTGTGGATTTAACAGCATTAGGCGCTACAGTTGTCACGGTTGAAGTGTGCGGCCCTCTTATTAATAATGGGTCTGGCGTCACTATCGACAGCACGACCGACGATGTCACGTTCTTAAATGATGTCGTGCGCGTTAAATTCGGCCAGCTTGATTTAAAAAGCTCACCGCCTTTTTACTACCCAAAAATCAGTTACGTAACAGCGGCCGACACTGAAAAAGAAGTGCTAGTTGGAGAAGGCTACGCGACAGAAATTAAACTCAAGGTTATTTGCTAATGGCTTGGACTGATCGCATTAGAGAGGCGGCCTATACTTCTCCTTCGGGCGTTAGGTTAACTTTTGACTATGAGAATGTCAGTAAAACCGTTGACAAGAAGACAACTAGTTTTGAGTTTCCGGATGCGAACGGAAGCTATGTCCAAGACCTTGGAAACACCGGGCGACAATACCCGCTGCGTGTATTTTTTTGGGGTGGCGATTACGACCTTAGAGCCGAAGCGTTCGAAGCCGCGTTATTAGAGCGCGGTACAGGCAAACTAGAGCACCCGATTTATGGCACTGTGAACGTGGTCCCATTTGGCACTATTACCCGGCGAGACGATTTAAAAACCGGCGCAAATCAAGCCGTATTTGAAATAGTATTTTTCGAGACCATAGGGCTAATTTATCCTTCTTCTCAGACAGACCCTGCCAGTTCAGTATTAGCAGCGGTCGACGAGTATAACGATGCAGCGGCGCAAGAATTTGACGACGTGACCTCGTTAGACAACGCAGTCGACGCGGTTACATTCAAAAACGAATATCGGGCGCTACTGGATTCGGTCAGCAGTGGGCTGCAGTCAATAGCAAACGAGCAAGACAATGTAAGAACGCAATTTAATGCGGTACGTGACTCTATAAATCAAGGCATTGATGTATTGATAGCGGACCCGCTTACGTTGGCGTTTCAGACTTTAATACTATTACAGGCACCCGCGCGAGCGCTGACAATTATAACGGCCCGGTTAGATGCTTATAAAAATTTAGCGGACAGCATTATAACAGGCAATAACGCGGTTGTTACGCCGAGTTTTGACTCGAGAAGTTCGAACCTATTTCACATTAACGATCTCTATGCGTCTACGTATTTGAGCGGTTCTGTGGTCTCAGTAGTTAATACTCAGTTTACGACTAAAACCGAAGCATTAACGGCGGCGGAATTCATACTTACTCAGCTTGACGACCTAAACAACTGGCGTGACGCTAATTTTAAAGCGTTGGCAGAAATCGACACCGGTGCAGCATATCAACAATTACAAGAAGCGGTCGCGCTTACGGCTGGGTTTTTGGTTGAAATATCATTCACATTGCGCCAAGAGCGCCGAGTGGTTTTAGATCGCAACCGTACGATCATTAATTTAGTAGCTGAATTCTACGGCAGCGTTGATGACCAGCTAGACTTTTTTATAAATTCAAACAGCTTAACAGGTTCGGAGATACTAGAAGTACCGAGGGGGCGCGAAGTTGTCTATTATATATAGCGTTCTGGGCGGTGATACATTCGAAACCATATCACGTAAAAAGTACGGCACTGAGGCCGAAGCCGAACGCATAGCAGAGTCTAACCCCGGCGCAGCGTTACCGCTCGCGGCCGGTACGACATTAACTATTCCAACGCTACCGCAAGCACCCCGAAACGCACCGCAGTCAGCAGCGAGCGCTACAGAGGACGAGGTCGCGGTATTAATTAACGGTAATCGTTTTAGATTTTGGGATAAAATCAGGATCATTCGCTCAATAGATGCCATGGACACGGTCGAGTTTGGCGCACCCTTTGATTATAGCGCGCCGGGTTTCCGCGAGTCCTTCCGCCCGTTTGACTTCAAACCCGTTACAATTACCGTCGGCGGGGTGGCGCTATTTACTGGGACAATGGTATCGGTTGCGCCCGTCATTGAAAACGGGCAGAAAATAATATCAGTAAGCGGGTATTCACTGCCTGGCGTATTAAACGATTGCACGCCGCCCGCCAGTTCATTTCCGCTAGAATTTAACGAACAAGGTTTACGCGAAATTGCATCGGCACTCGCCGAACCGTTTGGAATTAACGTTAAATTTAGGGCAGACCAAGGGCCAGTATTTGAACGTGTGGCCATAGAGCCCGGTCAAAAAGTACTTGCATTTTTAACAGAACTAGCAAAACAAAGAAATTTAATTATAGCTAGTTCGTCACCGGGCGATCTAATATTCTTGCAATCATCCGAGGGCGGAGTTTCGGTTGCTAATTTGGAGCAAGGCGCTGCGCCTTTGTTAACAGTAGCGCCATTTTTCAGCCCACAAGAATACTATAGCCACATTACTGGCATTGAGCCCGTATTCGTCGGACTGGCAGGATCGCAATATACTGTTAAAAATCCGCGTTTATTAGGAGTAGTACGGCCCCTAACATTCAACGCGCCCGACACACTTGACGCGGACGTAATCGCAACGGTAGAAGCTAAAGCGGGGCGTATGTTTGCTAACATGGTGTCCTATTCGGTCAGAGTAGCAACGTGGCGCGACCCAGGCGGTAATCTTTGGCAGCCGAACACGTCAATTAAATTACTAGCGCCCGACGCCATGGTATACAGCGAATACGAGTTTATTATACGTTCGATACAATTTGAGCAAGACAGCACCACGCAAACGGCAACCTTAAACTTAGTTATACCGGGCTCGTTTAGCGGAAAAATACCGGAGTCTTTACCATGGGACGCCTAGCCGTATTACTGTCATTTTTGAGAACAACTAAAAACAGCGCCAAGGTGTCCGACGTTAAAGTCAATCCGGGCGGCGGGGCTAACGTAACAGCCGAGCATTTTTCTGCGGCGGGGGATGATTCGCACCCAATACCCGGCGACTTCGTGGCCTTAAACGGCGACAGCGGGACAGGACGCGAAGTCGCTATAGGGTATTTAGACCCTACAAACGCGCCCAAAGCATTAACGGGCGATAAAAGAATATACGCGCGGGGCAGTAACGGCATGCTAATTGTTGAAGTGTGGCTTAAAAACACGGGCGAGGCGACATCTGTCAATGCTAACGGTTCGGTTACGCTGCAACCCGACGGGGGGACATTGATCACAACGCCCGCAAGCACCTTTGACGCAAAAGCAGACGGCAGTATAAAAGGGGCTAACGGCAACGGTTCTTTCGAACTAGCGGTAAATGGTGATTTTTTAGTAAACGGTGTTACTATAGATACGAGTGGCAACATATCAACGGCCGGAACGTTAAACGCCGACGATATAACAGCTGACAATCAAGACGTAACACTTAGCACCCACGAGACGCCGTCATTCGGCGCACCACCGACACCGGGGACATAATGGCCACACAACAGGGCGACGTTAATTTATTCCAAACACCCGACGGCGGCGACATTACAGTCGAAGGCGGACTTGTTACCATGGGCGGCGGCCTAAATACAGCCGTATACCTGTCACTATTTGGCGGCAATGAAAACGACGACGCCAGACCCGACAATTCGGCTAATTGGTGGGGCAACATTGGCGAAGAGAACAGTTCACGCGAGTACCACAGCGAGACACAAAACTTATTGCAAGGCTTACCAGCTACAACCGGCAATCTAAAGCGACTACAGGACGCGGCAATTCGTGATCTAGATTGGATGCTCAACGACAAAGTAGCCTCGTATGTTAATGTGGTCGCCAGTATCCCAGGTGTGAATAAAATTAAATTAACAATTGATGTCGAAGCGCTTGGCCAAGAGTCACGTTTCGAATTTGTCGAAAATTGGAAGGCGGGCGCATGAGCTTACAGACACCAATCACAAAAGATATTAGCGACAACATAATCGCCCAGCTAGAGGCATCGCTTAATCAATCGATACCGCTATTGCCTAAAGCATTTTTAAGAGTATTAGCTAAAGCACTGGCGGGCGTTTTTATACTACTGTATAAATATGCGGGCTTTATGTTCTTACAAATGTTTGTTCAAAGCGCTAGCATTAAAGAGACAAGTATAAACGGGGTGTTAATTTCACCATTGACCCAATGGGGCCGGTTAATAGGCATAGGCGACCCCGTAGCAGCGACTAAAGCTGAATTATTAATTGATGTAGTCGTGCAAACCCAAACCGGGACACTACCCTCAGGCACACAGCTAGTGAATGTCGCCAACGGCGTGACCTACATCACGATAGGCGCTGTTAATTTAGACGCGTCCACAGTTCAAACAACAATACGAGCCTCGGCAGACCAGCAAGGCGGCGGTGGGGCAGGTGCGATCGGAAACTTGCAGGCCGCCGACGTTGTAACATTTGCCAACTCTTTGGCCAACGTCAGCCGAAACGCTTCTGTGGACTCCCAAACAGTCACAGGCGCAAACGCAGAGTCTACCGGAGCATACCGCCAGCGTATTGTCGATAAATTTCAAAAACGCCCGCAGGGTGGCGCATACGCGGATTATGAAGGGTGGGGCGAGGAAGTCGTCGGAATAATAAACGTCTACTCTTACACCGGCGACCCTGGCGAAGTCGATTTATACTCAGAAGCAACGGTCGCAAGTTCTGGATCAGCCGACGGAATACCCACTTCAGCGCAATTATTAGCGGTTCTTAATTCTGTGAATTTTGATCAAGACGGGCTAGCAACGCGCCGCCCCGTTAATGCGTTTGTGAATAGTAACGCAATCACTCGAACGGGTTTCAATGTGGAAATTGACGGGATAGTAGTGGATGATTTAGCGGCGGTTCAAGCAGCTATAACAGCGGCTATCACACAGTATTTTTTAGATCGCGAACCGTTTATTATCGGCCTGAGTATACCACCTAGAAGGGACCGGATAACTCAGGGAGCGGTCATAAGTATTGTTGACAGCATTGTAAGCGCCTCGGGCGGAATATTTGACACTGCCACGATAGAAGAAACGGACACAACACCCGTGGCAACCTACGAATTAGGTATCGGAGAAAAGGCGAAAGCGGCTAGCATAGGGTTCATCTAATGTTTTTTAGAATTTTTCAGCACTTACTGCCTAACGCTAGAGCGTGGCGCCTAACTGTTGATAAAAAGCTGCGCCAATTTTTTGAAGGCTTGACTTTTTTAGGCTCTGATATTAAAGAATATGTGGATTTAATATGGTCTGATATATTCCCGCAAACCACGCGCGAGCTTAACGCATGGGAAAAACAATTCGGGCTACCCGCAACCACATTGACTATACAGGAGCGCCGAGACCGTTTAGATGCTACTTGGAAAGCATTAGGTGGGCAATCCCCCTACTACATACAAACATCACTACAGAACGCGGGGTTTAACGTGTTTGTGCACGAATGGTGGGAGTTGTCTTATATCGTAGAATGTGGTGAACCCTTAGCAGAATGCGGCGAACCTTTGGTGGAATGCGGAAATACTAATCTCGCAATGCCCACGGGGACGCCAACCGCTCGTGATCCATTCGATGTGTTGACGGACGGCACTATCGCGTTTGGGTATTACCTAAATAGTGGGGGTTCAGTAGCAATCAGCGGCGGGGTTCAAGCGATAAGCGGGGCGGCTACGGGTGTTTCGGGTGGGCTATTAGTCAATAAACCTGTTAATGTAGCGTATGAGATCCCAACCGATGAAGATCAATGGCGTTACATTTTGTATTTTGGTGGCCAAGCGTACGGTCAGAAAGCAATAATTGATCTGGCTCGAAAAGACGAATTCGAGGCGTTATGCCTCAAACTATGCCCTGCTCAGCAGTGGATAGGCTTAATTGTGGAGTTTAGTTAAAATGGCTTTAAATATTAACAATACCTACGCGAATAGCATCGCAGCGGATGCCGACTATCCATTCGGATCCGCTAAAAATGAAACATCGCCGGGGGATTTAGACGGGACGCCGCTAGAAAAAGCGGGTCTGGATGATTTATACGGTTTAATGCAGTCGCTACTCGCCGCCGCAGGGCTTGTACCAAACGGCAACCCCGACACAGTTTTAGCGCCGCAATACCTAGCATCTATATTCAATTTACGCTGGTATAACAAGGTCGACTTTGTGGTCGGCTCTAAAGTTGTGGGCTCAAACGGTGCGACATATGTGTGCAAGCAAGCAAACGGGCCCGCTAGCACAGTTCAAGACCCGGTAACAGAAGGCTCGCCACGCACAAAATGGTTAACCGAGGCGTCGAGCATGTTTGATTTACTCAACCCAGTAGGCGCTCTTTACTTCTCACACGCTTCTAATAGCCCGGCGGACCTCTACGACGTTGGAACGTGGCTTCGAATTAAGGGCCGCTTTATAGTTGGTTTGGACGAAGCAGACACAGATTTCAATACAGTTGGCGAGACGGGCGGCACAAAAAACCACAACCATGGTAATACCTTGGATACAGTTAATCATATTTTAACAATTGACCAGATGCCCAACCACAACCACAATTATGTCCGAGAGAATACAAGGGGGGCGGGGTCAAACGGCGCATCTGATGGGGCGTCGAGTTTCTTTGACCAAGACACCTCAAGCACGGGCGGTAACCTAGGCCACAATCACAATATTTCGGGGGCTGTGAGCGATAGAGAATTATTGCCGCCCTATCAAGTAGAATACATTTGGCGGAGAACAGCATAATGGCCATTAAACCAGATTCATTATTTGTAGGAAAGATAGCTGCGGCTAGCACCGATTACCCGCTCGGCTCGGCTCGCAACGTGGTCACGTCTGGCGATGGCACGGGCACGCCTTTTTTAGCGGACTTAGTTAATGATACGTTTGGGTTTTACCAAGCGTTGCTAGCGGAGGCTGGGATAACGCCAAGTGAGAGCCCAGACACGGCAGTCAATTCGCAGTACTTGGCAGCTATATTTAAAATAAGTGGGGCTAACTTTGATACTGTTTTGGCGTTTGTCGCTGGAAAAGTCCCGGCCTCCGTCAACTTAGTTACAACGCTTGGTTTCGGAGTTTCTGGGGATGGGGGTTTCGGTCTTTGGAAACGCACAGGAGCAACAGCTGCGCCGTCGCAAACCCCAGAGCAACGATACGCCCCGTCACTAACCGATAGTACGGGTGCTGTTTTTGACTACGTCTATGAGCGTCTGGTTAATCTTAATGCGTTAGGTATGGTTACTAATTTAAGTTGCGGCGCGGTATTAAACATAGGTTATCAAATGATACGCGACAGCTATATTTTTGTGGCCGCGTTAACAATTCCACAAATGCCCCTTGTTATCACTGCAAAGCCAGCGGTTTATTTTACAACGGAGTCCATAAACGCACAGTTATTAACGGGAACTGGTTGGGCCGTAGAATTCACTGGCGTAGCTATAGAAGGGCGTGCAACGGGTAAAACCATTTTAGATATGCTAGGTAGCCGATTTGGTCGAACCGTGGGGTTGCATATCATAGGTGATTTAACTAATAAACCAGCTCAAGGGATACAATACGGTAGGCTTGAAAGAACTGTATCGGCAGATAATTTACAATTTATAAACATAAAAACATCTGGGAGATTTACTCGCACAGCTGCGTATAATTTAGCTTCTGAAACCGAGTACTGGGAACATTTAGAGTTATACAACGGGGAAGATGGGGATGATACCGGTGGCTTTTGTCACATTTTTGATGGTAATAATACTTTTGGAGCTATAACAGATTTTACTGCACCTACAATGGCGCAATATGATGATATGTCTATAGTACAACACGTTTTTGTAAATCCCGACTGGAGAAAATTTACAAGTTCAGGGCCAGCAATGTGGATGAGTCGTGCTAGACAATTCGAAGTTGTTGGGGGCTACATTGTTTGTAATGACGACCACGCAATTATAATTTCTTGCGACAGCGACGAAATGCGTAACTTGAACTTTGACATGCATTTAGAAACATCGGGGGCATTAGGGCTTGTTAGATTCGAGAAAAATGGCGGCACGGCCAACACTGCGGCAACCATTGCAGGGTTTAGGCACAGAGACCACAATTTGCAAACAGCAAACACGGTTTATCGCGTAGGCGCTAGTATGACTTTAGTTACGCTTGAAGATGCGGATATTCACATAGAGAGCTTTCAAACTTTACCACCAAACGGTTTAATAGTTCCAAACAGCAAAGCCCGAATACAAGGTGATATTTACGTTGATGATTCGGCGGCTTTGGGGCCGTTTGAGTTCTACGGAACTCTTAAAACTCGTAATGCCCATGCGGGGACTTACGGAGTAGGGACATATACTATAATTGACGTGGCTAACGGAGAGCAGTGGCACAAAGGCAAACATAATTTTTTAAAAGATAACGCAGATGTAATACCCGCTAATACATTAGCTACTAGGGATACGCTAGTGCTAAAAGACGAATCAATGCAATTCCCAGCTTCTTCTGCTGCTCCCGCAATAGGTTCTTCTCGTTTTCCTTTAGCCTTAGATGATGGGTCTAATTGGTCGGGCGCTAATGCAACAGGAGCTAATCGGTTAGTTTTTTATGACGGAACTGGTTGGAAACTAGTAGATGTAACATGATGAAACATCGCATAATTGACAAAATAATCAAAGTCGAAGGCGGCTACGTTGACGACCCTAGCGATTCCGGCGGGGAGACTAACTTCGGTATAACTTTGGCCGTTGCTCGCGCCTACGGATACGAGGGGCCTATGCGTTCGCTACCCCGTTATGTGGCTTTCAGTATATACGAGACACAGTACTGGGACGCGGTCCAAGGTGACTATTTACTTAAGTTATCCGAAGCGATAACCGAAGAGGTGGTCGACACGGGCGTTAATATGGGCATTAATCGCGCCGGGCTTTTCTTGCAGCGTTCGCTTAACGTGCTAAACAACCGCCAAGGCTTATACCGCGATCTTAAAGTTGACGGTATTATCGGCCTAGCCACGGTCAGCGCCTTAACTAGATACCTTGAGCAGCGCGACGAGACAGCGTTAGTCCAGGCGCTTAACTGCTTACAAGGCGCGTTTTACATAGAGCTAGCAGAGCGTCGCGAAAAAGACGAGCGATTTGTTTACGGCTGGTTTAAAAATAGGGTAAAAATATGATAGGGTTTATTAAAAGTTTCATGAGCGGGGGTGCTGTTAAGTCTATTGAAAACATAGCATCTGAGTGGATAGAGACTGATCTTGAAAGCGCCGAAGCAAAAGTGCTTATGGTCAAGACATTAGACCCAAATGGACTTATGAGACGCGAGCTATCAAGACGGGTAACAGGTCTTTACACGCTCTATATTGTGGTTACGTTGGTATTGCTGATCTGCGAAAGTTTTGGTTTAGGTCCAGTCATAGACGGCCAACTATCAGTATCTCTTGCAACGGATAAAGTGGCCGATTTATTTGTCCCCATAACCACATTGTTCGGGATCATAGTCAGCGCTAGTTTTGGCGTTAATTATGCAAACACCAAAGCCGGTAAGTAGACTTCGACCGCACCCGTAATTTCGAGTACACTATAAACAATTACTAAAGGTAAATAAGCGTGAACAACTTGGTTAATGATATAAAAGTAGCGTGGGCCACAGTGATGGGGACGATAGGCTCGGGAATGGGAACCGCACTCGAAATGATTCCGAATGACATCGGCAAACTTGCTACACTGGTAGGTATTATTCTTTCGTCAGTTTTAATATACACGCACTTTAGAAAGGGCCGTATTGAATATGAGAAAACACAACTTGAAATATCGATACTTAAGGAGAAAGAAGCGGAACGCATAGAAGCTGCGAACCGCCGAAGAAACTCAGGACTACCCGCTAATCGAGAGAGTGACGCGTCTTAGTTTTGGCGCTGAGTTGAAAGGCAAACATATCCTGACGGTCCGGCGGTATCTTATGAAAGCCTCGATCATCAACCGCTGTATCTGCAAACTTTCTTAATGGCTTATTTAATTTTTTAGCTCTAACTTTACTCATATTTAACCCTTCCTATATCGTTTGCCACGCCAGCCACCGGCGGCGCGTATTGGCCAATCTGACCCCCATGGCGGCATTGTTGCCATAATTCGCTCAAACTCTTCTATTGAGCCTGTTCCTTGTACTACTTCGCTTACAATTTCATCGTGAACGTGCAGGGCGATAGCATACCCAGCGCGCTCTACGTTTTTCATGGCAAACGTTAATATGTCCCGTGCTATCGCTTGAACAACATTCTCACACAGTTTGCCGCCGTAGGTTTCCATACGCATCCAGCCTTGTGGGCCCTTCTTATAGTCCGAATTCCAACCCATGTATGTGAGTTTTAAAACAGGTTTTCCCCACGGTGTCGTATCGGGGTGTAGTCTCGGCTGATGATAGGATAATTTACGACCACTCAATAACTGGCAGTATAAAACGTCGTCTTTAACGCCATAAGTTAACCCGTTGTAGGCGTAACAAGTGCCGGGGTTTTGCACTGCAGCGGTGGCCGCATCCTGTAACCCGTACCAAAACTTAACTATCATCGGCGATTCTTTGCGCCAAGCTTTTATTGACTCGCGGATCTCTTCCTCATTCATGTACTTGTCAGCGCCAAAAGCAACGCAAGCACCGTAGCCCCCTTGATACCCTAAAGCCAGTTCGTTTACTTTCCCTTTTTTACGTAGCGGGTGATGATCGCCAGTGTCTTTTTTATACTGGATCAAGTCTTCGAACGGCACGCCGGATATTTTAGCGGCCGACATTTCGTAAATTTTGCCATGCGTGCGAAAAACGTCTATGCGCCATTGCTCGCCCGACAACATAGCCAAGACCACGGCTTCGATAGCGGAGTAGTCCGAACAAATAAAGTCGCAACCGGGCGCAGCGGAAAACAAGCCGCGCAGACAGCCAGAGACAGCCGCTATCGCGTCGCCGAAGTAATGCTCTACCATTTTAAGGTCTTTCGACGCTATGACTTTGAGCGCGTCATTTACCGCGTCTATGCCCCACTCAGCGGGTTTTGCAAAGCTGAGGGCGGAACGACACCAAGGGCATTCTTTTAAATGTGGCGAATAGTGCAGCTCGCAACGGCACAGCACAACCTCAGGGCCGCTGTTTGGTAAGTTCTGTGGCTGCGGTCCTCTGCCAGCAAAGCGCCCCGTACGGTCAGCGCCGCAGAACGCGAAAAGGTCTCTTAATCGCCCATCGGCAGATCGGCGGCGGTCTATTGCAAACAGTTTTTTAACACTGGCCGCGCCTATTAACGCGCGTATTTCTAAAACACGTTTAACAGCGGCGCAATTCGGGAGATTTGAAAGTTCAAGCGCGTCTAGTATGTCTACTTGATGGACGTTGTTTTCTTGCGCTAATACGTCAAGCGTATGAGGGTCATTTTCAGATATTAATTGGCCCGCGAGTTTATCTATTAAATCAAATTTTTTAAGTTTACTAGCTACGTGATCGGCATCTAAACTAGACATATGCAGTCCGTTAGCGCCAAGCCAGCCAACCATTTTCCCAATCTCGCCCGCGCTTTGAACCGTGCCACCCGTTATTGCTATTAATTCGGCGGTATACCGTTCGAATGCCTGCTTAACTATTGCTAGGCAATTATTAAGGCCGTCAGAGTCAATGTGTACACCTCTCAGGTTGATGCACTGGTCAAGTAGCCATAACTCTAGTTCATCGGGGCTTAAGTCCGGTATAAGCGCGGACACGGCAGATTCCGCTTTAATGTCACCTACGTTATAGCTGTAGAGTTTTGGTCCGTCGTCGTGGTCCTCTTCTGGCCTTATGCGCGTTCGAGGGTCTTTTTTAGTCGGATTATGTGGCTTACAAAACTTATTAATTAAGCGTTTTCCGTCGTCAATTTTTTGATCCGTTACTTCTAATACTTGAGCTAGCTTGCCAAGTTGACCGGGTAATGAAAATGCCCTCGCTTTGGCCATTGAATCCCGTAGCAACCAGTAAGGCAATGCAGGCCATCCCATGCGAGCATGACAAACGTTAGACCATATGTGCCACTCGAAAGCGCTGTTGTGGGCTTCGAGTAGGCCGAGTTTGGCGATATGTTCGAATAGTTTAACAGGCGGGGGCATGAACGAAAGCCACATTCTTGCGCCTTGGCCGTCTTTTAGATCATACGCCAAGCTAAGCACTTCGGTCGATGGATGCTCAGAGTACGCAGAAGCGCCAACCGCGCCCAATCCGTGCGGAGGCGACTTAGTTATCGATACCCATTTGTTAAGCTCGGGGTCCCACACGTAGCCCGCTTCGCTATAGGTTTCGAAGTCTAGGTCTGGCAGCACGGTTGAAAAACCGCAACCGGCGGGTAAGCGGTGCCCGGCTAACAGCGTCAAGGCGGTCATAATTATAGCCCTTCCTTGTCAGAGTCTAGCGCCTTACTAGGGCCGAATATAAAACGCATAGCGTGAAATGTGGCTTTGAGTTTGCGTATAAAACCCATGTTTCGCACCACAATGTAGGTTGCATTTTTAACGCCGCCGGGTGCTGCGCTTTTAACACGGCCTTTTATCAGATCGTCATTGTGGGTTAGGATTAGATCCCCGCGTAAATCTAGGATCTGTTTTCCGCCTCGTTTATAGAAATACATATGTCACCTCTAAATTAAAAAAGACCCGCCGAAGCGGGCCAAGGTCGGAGAAACTACGCGCGCGGCAATGCTTCTATTTGCGCCGCGGTGTAATTAAATGACAACAATTCCGCTTCGGTCCACCCGTTTCCGTTTGCGTCAAGGTATTTCACCTCGGCGGGTGCTGGTGCTGGTGCTGGTGCTGGTGCTGGTGCTGGTCCCTTCAAAAAGTCAGGCGCGGGCGCAACGTCGCTAGGCGGGGCTTGTGCTGGACCTTGATCGGGCGGAGCCATCGCAGGGCCTTGAGCGGGCGGAGCCATCGCAGGGCCTTGAGCTAACGGTGCGGAACCGGCTAAAGGCGTAACGCTTGCACCGGGCGGCAGTGCTGCGGCGGGTGACGCACCGA